TCTATCGTCCGAACCAGCAGCCGCAATGGGGCAAGGTTCTTATCAACGTTTTGACGGGCGACTATAACGAAGCCTACAAATGGTACAACGGCGGTGGCGTTAAAGAAGTTGAAGCACGCGACCTGAACAACAACGTGTTCTTCAAAGAAGAAAACGAGCTTGGCGCTACTGGTCGTTATAAAGATCGTACTGGTCGTTTGCTTGGCAACAAAGAAATTGAAGAACTCAATGCCCGCGGTGGTGTCATTACTAAAAATGACCAGACCGTGCTGCAGACTGCTCCGTGGGTCAATGGCAAGTACAACGCCACTTTGGCTAATCAAAACCTGACCAGCCAGTTGCAGCGTGCTACTAACGATGCCTATAACTCTGCGCGAGTTGCTGGCGGCGCTAACCAAAATCTGGATGAGCAGCTCAAGATTGCCTCCAGCATGCGCGGTGTGCTGGACCACATTTCTGGCTTGCCAGCAGATCGTCGGCAAAAACTGCTGGGCTATATCAATCGCTTGAACCAAATTGGCTCTAGCGCTGGTACTACTGCTGAACGTCGAATTGGCACCAATGTGGGTGCTGGTGCTTCCCAGACGTTAAGCGGCAACGTGGGTGTTGGCCTGGGCGGTGGTGCTGGTGCTGGCATGGGCGGTGGTGGTGCCGGTGGTGTGGCGCCTCGCGGTGCTGTGGATGCGGGCCTGGGTGCTTCCAATACGGGTAGCACGCAAACTGGGGCTACTGGTGGAGCGACGAACGTTGGCACCACTGGTCAAAACCAGATGCAGCAGGAGCAGCAAAACCTTGAGCGTGCTATCAATCAAGAGCTGCAAGGTGTTATTAGCGGTCCGGCTCAATTCCAACAGTTCATGCGCCTGCAAGCCCTGAACAGCTCTAACTATGCTGCTTACAGCAACATCCCCGCTAGCGTGCTGCCTCCCACCTGGAATTTGATTCCTGAAACGGATGTGTACGCAGGTGGTGCTGACCGTATGATTGCTAACCTGGTTAACCAACAACGCAACAATGCGCTGCTGGCTGCTTGGTCCAGAAAGCTGTATGAGTCGTCTAGAGAAGTTGCCAAGACCGGCAAACTGCTGGATGTTGATACGCAATCTAATGCGTTCCAAAGCTCTGAGCTGTTTAATGCCATCAACAATACTTACAAATATAAGATGGATTCGCAGCTATCCGGCAAACTGGTTAAGCCTCCGCCGGGCACCAAGATGGTTAATCGTCGCAATGAAGTTGTGACTTACGGGGAATAAAAAATGTCTAAAGATCTTGATGATTTTTTGTTTGCCCCTTCTCAAGCTACTACCCCTGCCCAAGCTGCTCCTGCAGCCCAAGCTGCTCCTGCAGCAACGGCTTCTACGCCTAAACCTGCGGCCTCTGCCACTCCTCGGGCTGTAGCTCCGGTAGCCCCGGTAGTTCGGCCTCCCTTCCGTCCTGATGCGGTCCCAATGCCCCAGGCGACTGAGATTGTTCCGCAAGTAGCGGCGGCTGCTTCTGCTGCTCAAGCTGCTGCGCCTCCTATCCAAGTCAAGTCTCCGGTCAAATCGCTCAGTGATGAGATTGTCGATAACTGGAAACCCTTGGCCATTGGTGCTGTGGGTGCTGCTGCGGCTATGGCTGCAACTGCTGCATTGCGTAACCGCTCCGTGCGTAATTCTGGTGGTACTCCTCCCTCTGGTGGTGCCAGAGTAGAGCCTGTGTTTGCTTCTCCTGAAGAGACTGCGGCAGCGGAAGCGCAAACTCGAGCAGCGGCTGAACAACGCCAGCGCCGGCTGGAAGAGTTCAATCGCCTATTTGAGGCCCGTAATACGCCTCCTGCACCTGTAACACCAGCTCCTGGCCCCGTAGCACCTAGTGCTACCCCTGCAGCCCCGGTGTCTCCTCTTGCGCGAATGGACGAAGCGATTGCGCGTATTGATCGTGTGCTAGGCGCTGCTCCTCCTGTGGCTGAAGCACCTCGCACTGCGGCTGCTGTGGTAACTGATCAGCCGGGTAGCGAATTGGCTAAAGCAGTGGTTAAGGATGAACTATCCAAGCCCGCTGGTGCTGTAGAGCCTCCTGCACGCACTGGTTCTGGTCAGCCGGCCTTCCCTGGCACTGGTCCTGCCCGAGCCCGTATGCCTAGAGGTGGAGCGTTTGAATCCCCTGCTGCTGTTCCTGCTGGCATGGCCTTTGTCCCCAATGCTCAGTACTACGATTCGCTGGCTAATGCTGTGCGTAGTCGTGAAGTGGCGCAAGAAATTGTTCGTGCCAAGGGCTATCCTTCCTCTGATGCCCAGGCCCGTGAGTGGGCTGCAGATGCTCTGAAGGCTGCTGGGGCTCCCACTCGAGACGCTATGCTGGCCGAGGGCAAGAAGCCTGATACCGTCAGTGGCATTTTTAAGCCTGTTGGCGCAAGCAAGACCAAGGCTGTCAAGGTGGGTGGTGTGGCTGGTGCTTTGCTGGCCATGACTGACCTGGCTCTGGCTAGCACTCCTGAGGCCCGTGAGGCAATGGGTCGGGCAGAAGCTGCCATCAAAGATATCGGTATCTCTCCGAACATTTTCCAAAGCAAAGCTGAAGAAATGGGCAGGCTTGGCATGGGGTATGTGAATGCCGGCAACCCTGTGTATCTGCGTGAATTGAACCAACAACTGCAAACCGAAACGGACCCTGGCCGTATTGCTATTCTGATGGAGGAAATCCAGAAGGCTAGCGGCGGCGGCTTCCAGCAGCGAATGAGGTAAATATGAATGCCGAAGAACGCGCCCAATTAATTGTTGACCTAACTACCGCACTGCAAGCTGTTCCTAAAAAGGAACTGACTGAAGAAGAAATGCAGTGGGTGCGTTTGGCTATTGCTGCTGAAGCCCGCAAGATCAAGTTCCGAGATGCCGTCATTGAGAAAAGTTTGACGGGATTAGTGTGGGCTTGTGTGGTGGGTGTCGGATACGTTTTTGTCGATTTTTTACATAACCGCGGTTTAAAGTTGTAAATATGGAATGGCTTAAACAAATTGCCCCCACGATCGCCACTGCACTAGGGGGGCCATTAGCTGGCATGGCGGTCACTGCAATTTCCAAGGCTATCGGCGTTGATGAGGAAGATGTCGGTGAGCTAATCAACAACAACAAACTTACTGCCGAGCAGATCGCCAAGATCAAGATTGCGGAAATTGACCTCCAGAAGCAGGCTCAGGAGCTGGGCCTGAACTTTGAGAAGCTGGCGGTGGACGACAGGAAGAGTGCCCGTGAGATGCAGGCCACCACCCGCTCCATCGTTCCCCCGGCGCTGGCTGCGATTGTCACCGTCGGGTTCTTCGGCATCCTTGTAATGATGCTGCTTGGGCAAGTGGACTCCAATAATCCGCCTATCCTGATGATGTTGGGTTCTCTCGGCACTGCTTGGACCGGTATCATCGCGTATTATTTTGGTTCTAGCGCTGGCTCTCAGGCTAAGACCGACTTGTTATCTAAAACACCTGCGATTAAATGAAAGAAAACTTCCAAGACGCATTGGCCGCTGTACTTCATCACGAAGGAGGGTATGTCAATCACCCGTCTGATCCAGGGGGTATGACTAACTTAGGCTGTACAAAAAAGGTATGGGAAGAATGGGTAGGGCATCCGGTTGATGAAAAGGCTATGCGGGCCTTAACTCCTGCTGACGTTGCCCCTTTGTACAAAGCCAAATATTGGGATAAGGTCAAGGGCGATGATCTGCCAGATGGCGTGGACTACATTGTCTTTGACGCTGCCATCAATTCAGGGCCTGGCAGGGCTGCTAAATGGCTTCAGCAGACTGTTGGCGTGACGGCTGATGGTGCTATTGGTCCTGGCACTCTCAAGGCTGTACAGGCCATGCCGGTGCTAGAGATTGTGGATAAGTACCAGCAAACTCGATTAGAGTTTTTACAAGCCCTGTCAACATGGGCCACCTTTGGAAAAGGTTGGGGGCGGCGTGTCACGGAAGTAGAACAAGCCGCTCTTAAAATGGTGACATGAAAAACCTTCCAGACGCAGAGCAGGCGGAACAATTTGATCGGTACATAGAGTACTGGCAAACCTACTTGTCTTTGCAGAACTGGAGAATTGAGCGCGTGAAGAAGCCTGCCAAAGACGCAATGGCTTCCATTGCCTTTGATGATAGCGCCAAGCTGGCAACGTATCGGCTTGGTGATTTTGGGGGGACAGAAATCAATTCTGAATCCCTAAGCAAAACCGCTTTGCACGAAATTTTGCATGTTTTATTGCATGATTTATTGGTTGGAGCGGCGGATAACCGTGGTAACGAAGAGCAGATCGATGCTCTCGAACACTCGGTCATCAATGTATTAGAAAAGGTCTTGTATGACTGCCAAAAAACTGTCTGACACTGAGTTTCTAGAACTCTGGGAATCTTCAGGCAGCATCAATAATTTCTGCAAAATCTCTGGCATGGAGCGGCGAAATGTTTTAAAGCGCCGACGTACTTTAGAGATCAGATACAAAATTAAGCTCCCCGGTGGCAATGATAGATATGTCCATTTGCATACTGCCCACCGTCATCAAGGCCGCTACGAAGCCGGCATCCTAAATGGCACTGTGCTGGTTTTCTCAGACGCACACTTTTGGCCCGGCATCCGTACTACGGCATTTCGAGGGTTACTGTGGGCTATCAAGGAACTAAAACCCAAAGTCGTTGTCAACAATGGTGACGCATTTGACGGGGCAAGTATCAGTCGCTTTCCCAGGATCGGGTGGGACTCCAAGCCTTCGATTATTCAGGAACTCAAAGCCTGCGAAGCCTGCCTTGGGGAGATTGAAGAGGCTGCACGAACCGCCAGAGACAATGTCAAACTGGTTTGGCCGCTAGGTAATCACGATGCTCGGTTCGAGAACAGGCTGGCTCAAAATGCTCCTGAGTTTGAGGGGGTAGCTGGGTTCCACCTCAAAGACCATTTTCCAGCGTGGATTCCCTGCTGGTCCACTTGGCTCACTGATGATGTGGTGGTCAAGCACCGCTACAAGGGTGGCATCCATGCAACCCACAACAACACTGTAGGCAGCGGTAAAACAATCGTAACTGGACACCTCCATAGCCTGAAGGTGACTCCGTACTCCGACTACAATGGTACGCGGTATGGGGTCGATGCCGGCACGCTGGCGGACACCGACGGGCCCCAATTCGTAGACTATCTCGAAGATGGTCCGACTAACTGGCGTTCGGGCTTCATTGTGCTCACTTTCAAGGATGGTGAACTCTTGTACCCGGAGATCGTTCAGAAGTTCTCGGACAATCACATTCAGTTCCGTGGTCAAGTCATAGATGTCAGCGATCTATGAGTGCCCCACTCATTGCTGCTGTTGGCGTAGTTTACGCCTATGTCAGCTTGGAACAGTTTATGAAAGGCAATGCCGGTATGGGGATTGCCTATTTCGGTTACGCAGTAGGTAACGTGGGGCTGTATCTACTCGCGAAGGGCTAACACTTCTGCCAGCTTTTGCAGGTAGTGTGCTGCCTTGAGGATCTCTTGCTCAGATTGATCCTTTGAGCCCATACGCATCACATACTTCAGGGCACAGCCCCGGTAGTACCCGATACGCTGCTCTACCGGCCAGGAATCCACCACATCCCAGGGCTCTACGCCCATGTTCTTGTAGTGGTCCCCACCGACCTGAGTGTCACGGGCTGACATCAGGTTTCCTTTACAAACACACCTGAGGCCATCAGAGTGCCTTTGCGGTGTTTGATTTGGTCGTAGGCGATCTCCATGCAGTCCACCAGATTGATGTCTTGCAGGGCGCAATAGTTGATTAAGCAGACCATGACATCACCGACGGCATCGATGATTTCATCTTTCTGGTTCTTCAGGGTTGCGTCTGCCAGCTCACCCATTTCAGACAGGGCCTTCAAAAGTTGAGCGTGGGGGGTGCTGTTGGGAATAATTCGTCGCTGTTCACTCCAGCGGACGATCTCCGATTCCAAGGCGGCATAGGTGGCCATATTGATTCCTTACACAATCATTCTGATTTGGTAGCTAGTCAGGCACTGGCCAGTGTCCGTTTTGTACAAACTGCCGGTAACGGAGTCTGCCCAGAACTGTCCAATATCTTCGTAGGTATTACGGATAGGATCGTACTCCTGCACATCAATCAGCTTGAATTTGCGCTGTTGACGACCCTCAATTGTTTTCACCGTCTTGAGCACTGCACCATCTTTGAGGAGATGGAAATTCACTGCCAAGCAAGCCGGTTCGCCTTTGATGATAACGTGCGTCATATTTAAGGTGGGGCCTACTCACTCACCGACGGGTGCTGATCTCCCGCATCACCTTGAAGAGGGGAACAACGTACCCTCTACTGTCGTCAGCCCGACGATCCGGTTCGCTTTCGGCCCCGTTATTAGAAACAACCGCAGATCTGCTTACCGTTCATGCCGGTATAGCAGCGATAGGGCTGGTTGATAGGACAGGCAGCAGCGGCAATGCCGGAGGCCAGCAAAAGGGCGATAGCGATCAGTTTTTTCATGATGGTTCCTTTAAGTTGATTACCAGGGGATGTCGTCAGACTCTTCCTTCTTTGCAGCGCGGGTAGGCTGGCTGCTTTGCCTTGTCTGCTCTTGCTTTTGGCGCACAGACAAACTGATGAACTTCTGACCGCCTTTGCTGACCTTGGACCAGCCAGAAATCCAATATTCCATACCTTCGATATTGATGGACCCGCTCAGGTCCGGGTGTTTCTCTTCCGTTTTCTTGTCGTTCTTGAACAGACTGCCACGGTTAGTGTTGTCGTATTGCTGATTCATTCTTTAGCTTTCTTAAGAGTGCTGCGGACTTTGGAGTCCAGTTGATCCCAGAGCCAGACTTTTTGTTCTGCCTCTAGGTTTTCGCTTTCGATAGCGAAATGGGCTTCTTTAGGACGACCTTCGGCCACCAGGGCTTTCACCTTCTCGGCCAGTTCCACCAGATATGCTTTGACTTCGTCGGTCAGTTCCTCGCCAATGCCATCCCGCGGGGAATGCTTGACACTGGCCGGCACCGGGCCTTCTTCCGGCAGATCCTCGCCGGCATAGATATACAGCCCCAGGCCGTGTAGTGCGAGGGCCTTGGTCATGCACCGCATGATGGCCGTGTTGACCGCAAACGCATCAGGCTCAGAGATGGCCTTGTTGCGGTGGTCCATGACCGGGAGCTGGCACATTACAGGCTTGCCAAACAGGGTGACCGATACCATCACCATAGCGGTATCGTTAATCGTCATGTAGGGAACGGTTCGGCAGCGACCTTCTGCGCCGTGTTCCTCAAACAGTTTGATTTCGTAGTTGGCCGCGGGATCTGCCTTGAGTGCTTCTGCCCAGGCCCAAGCCCAGGACAGGTAAGACAGATTGTTTTTCTTCTCTACATGCTCATTGACGTTCGTCTGCAGTAGCTTCTGTATTGTCATTGCTTTTCTCCAATTGCGTTTCTATCCATTGCTTGATCTTTTGGTGGCGGGCCATAAACAGGCTTTTGTTCCCGTAGTAGTAGTTCTCCACCTCCATCATGTTGCAGTAACTCTGTAGCTGCAAAAGTTGTGGCTCGGTCAGTTTCATTTGCGCGACCACTCCTCATAGATCCCGACTTGCTCATCAATCAGGATGGCCTGTTTTTCTGGCGGCAGCTCTGAATACTCTTTCCAATGAGCTTCGTGGCAGCACGACAGTCGCTCGGCACGGGGCTTGAGGCAGTAGCCGCAATATTGAGCTACAGACGTTTTGAACTCATAGTCCAGTTCTCCACGGAAATCGCGACGTTGTTCCATGATGTATTCCTCTTGTCTGGCTACAGTTTCGTACCATTCCTGACCGCCATCATCATAGTTCATTCTTGCCCAGCTGCTCGGCCACATCATTGAAGGTGGCCAGCTCGATGACGATCAGGCGCACCACCAGTTCTTCGCGCTCGGTGAAGTCGATAGCTTCCAGCAGCTTGGTCACCAGCTCACGGTT